AATTGATTAGCGATTTCTGCAACATCTACACCTGCATTAGTGTTAAGGTTACCAACCGCTAAACGGTTAAAGTACTTGTTAGAGTTTGAGTTACCCCCTTGACCTATAATCGCTACCGGACCTTTCATGAAGTTTTCTTCAAGATCGTTAACGATAAAATCAAAGTTTACAACGTCTGCACCTCCATCACTATTTAACATCTGTACGTCTGTGTATGCTCCTGCAGCTGCGTTTTGTGCTGGGTTTGTTCCAATGTTAGAAACAAGTCCGGCAAGCAACTGAGAAGAAATACTTTCTCTACAAATACGCATAGACTTTAAGATACCTTGCTCTAAAGCAGAACCTCTGATAGATTCGCCATCCTCTAGCACTTGTCTAAGGTAATTTTCTTCTAGCGTGAATTTGTTGTAAGCAAACAAATCAGCGTTGTATGTATCAATTTCCCATCTTCTTTGATTGTTAGGGTCACATACTACAGATGCATCATCTGTTAATAAATCCTCATCTCCCCACTGTGGTTGATACTTAACCTGTACGGGTCTGTATTGGGATTTTTCCGAGCTTTCCATCATCTTCGTCTGAATCTCAGAAGAGTTTAAAGCAGGGTTCAACAAAAAGTCGATCGTACCAGTAAGTTTTGAATAGTTGGTAGGATCGTTAATTAAGGTATTGTCAGAAAGGCGCGTTCTAATTTCTTGCAGCCCTTCCGCGTAATCTACTATAAATGACATTTTAATTTAAGTTTTAAAATAAGAGCTATACTAGTTTTCTAGCTCCTTTCATCTGACCTTTAATTGAATTAGGGTTTGGCCCCTCAACGGTCACTTTATCGCTCGTAGTAGTTACTACCTTTTTACCTCCTTGCTTGGCAATGTAAGGTGAGATTAGTGGCTCAATCAAATCCTTGATTTCTGCCTTTTTGTTTCCTTCGAAATACTCTAGCTCTGGGTTATCCTTTTGGAATAAAGCTAAACTATCTCCTTGCACTTTAATAGTGGCTTTGTTTCTTAGCTCGTTTTTGATACCGTCGAAAAGCCCTTTTTTAATGAACTCATCTTTGTAACTTTCGGCTAAGTCATAATTTAAAAGCATGTTATCTAACCGAGTGTTAATCTTAAAGTTAGATACCTCTTGCTCCTGTTGTTTTTTAAACGTTTCAAATTCTTCTGACTTACTAGCAAGGGATTGATTAAGCTTTTCGATCTCTGATTTATAAACGCTATCATCTTGCTTGCCTAGCTTAACCCCTCTTAACGCCTCTACCTGATCGTTTAATTTCTTTCCTACTAGCTCAATTCCGAAATGCTCCCCTAGCTCGCTTAGTTTCTTTTCTGCTTTATCGTAAACCGCTGCGTTAGCTTCCCTGTATAGTTCTGCTTTAACGTCTGGGTCTATTTTCCCTTTTAGAGCTTCGTGAATCTTTGGGTTATTAACCGCGCTATCGAATGTCATTAAAGAACCCATTTGGCCTTTAATTTTTTCAAATGCTTCGTCTGATATTTCTTGGTTATACGGTTCGCTTGATCCTATAACCGCACTAAACTCGTTATCATTGATAACTCCGCTTAAATCTTTTAATACATCTATTAGCTTAGGCATATCTTAACAGTTTGAGCATTTGTTTAATTTCGCATCCGATACGTAGTCTGTGTTTTCAGGGAACTCTATTCGATCCCTCATTTTCTCCATTTTTAGAGCTTGTCTAATGACAGGAGCAGTCCAATATAATTCAGCACCATCTTTAAAGATTCTGTAAACCTTAGTACGTCCATCACCTTTGGATGGTGGGTTAGCCTCTCCTTTAGAAACTACCTTAGCCTGTTTTACAGGCTCCTTTACCTCTTCTTTTGGTGCTGGTGGAGTTTCTTTTACTTCCTCCTTAACCCCTTCTTTAGGTTCTTCCTGAATTGCTTCTTGTTCTAATGTAAATTCCGCGTCTTTTGTGTTAATCGCCTCTAGTATTCTCGCATCATCCCAATCCTTTCGAGGATTACGACCGTATAGCGATTTGTATTTTTCTTTCAAATCCATATAAGTAATTTTAAAACAAATATAGTCATATTAACTATTACTTCCATAGTCATAATAACTATTAGGTATTATGCTTAATACTTAGATAGGTATTTTACCTAACTGGTTTGTAATTACCGTTAGCAATATTGCGTTGAATTACATTTCTAGGGACTACATTTATTAAAACGGGAAGATAAATATGACGACAATTATAGCCGCCTCTATACGTAAAAATAGTACTCGAATTAGTCCCTGGTATCTTTCCGGCCCATTGACTTGGAACGTCCTGCACTTCTTTTTTATGAAAGTACTTTCCGGCTCTTTCTTTGCAATAGTCTCTAGTATCCTCAATGATAGTACCTGAATAAAAGTACCATTCCATGTTGAGGTTTTCGCTTATTGATTCGTTGTAATTAGATGAATATTGATTAAGTGCGTCCCGTGTAATCTGCGAGGTGTAACGCTCTAAGTTTCCTAATCGACTGGAATCACCTATTATAACCGTTCTAAGCGTTTCCTCCATTTCTGCAAGCTGTGCGCCAGACGTTATGCTTTGATTGAGTATATCAGTTATAGGGTTGATAACGTTCTGATTAATCCCTGCTTCTAATAAGCTGTTTTTTGTTAGGTCAACCGTAGATCGAAGTATTTCTTTGTATACGTTCTTGTTGGCATTAAACCCACTTACACCCGTATATAATAGATCGGTTTCACGTTTAATCTTATCGAAGTTCCCTAAGTAAGAGTTAACCCGTTTCTTATAAGCGTTATCGACGACTATTTTATTAAGGTCTGCTCGAATAGTCCTTAATAACTTGATGTTAGCAGCATTAGGCTTTATGGTTCCATCGCTTGTTATTTCGAGCTTTCTAAGCGTTCCATTAATGCGTCTAAGAATTCCCTTTTGGGTTGTGGCTACTCCTGAAAGAAACTTCTTAACAGCTTCCTCGGTAATCCGGATTATGTTACGACTCGTCTTCTTCTCCGCCATCTTCTAATTCATCTTCTTCCTCTTCTAAAGACTCTTCTTCTATTTCGTCTTGAATATCTTGGTCGTCTTCTATTGGAACTACGCTTTCAACTTCATCTTCATCTAAATAGTTTTCATCTATGATATCGTTAATCATGGATAGCTTATCACTAAAAGACATATCTAAGAAATCATCACTTTGTTCTATCGCTAGTGTGACCAACTCATCAATATTAGAATTTCTAATGCCGTCTTTTATTTTGATAGTCCCGTTAGCAACACCTAGTGAAACTTCATCATCTGATTTACCTGGAAACGGTTTCAACTCAATAATAGCCAGGTTCTTTTTCTTAGCTTGCTCGTTGTTACTAAACCTAGTACTTACAATTTCACTTTCTAACTGCCGTAAGTAGTTGGTAGACACATTAGAGGTTCCTGCTGCTTTAAGTTCTTCCATAAGCATATTGACCCCAAGAACACTAAAGTCTTTAGGTTTACTTATTTCTACCCCTTCCTGATATTCTCTAATCTGATCCTCTGATAATATCGCTCCGTATCTCCATTGAATAACGTAATCAATAATAGGTATCACATTATACTCAAAAATATGCTGAGCTATACGCATTAACATGCTATCAAGGTCTGCTCTATCAATCGTTTTAGCGATACCGCTTTGATTCTCTCCTACTCTATGAACGACTTCCATATTAATAGCTTCAAAGCCTTTTAATATTTCTTCGTCTTTTATTTGTCTAAGCTCCTGAATAGGTCCAATGTCTTTTGTGATAAATCCAGCTGGAGGTATAGGATTGGGTAATTCAGGGTTAATAGCATCTCGCTTTACACTGTAGCCCCCGTAAGGACTTTTAGAAGCTAGTCTACCGGTTCCTTTGCATGATTCACAAATAATATCCCTTGCTTCTTCCTGAGAAACGGCTATATCTTCTTTTCTTTTGCCTGAACCTTCGCACGTGTCACATTCTACGGACCATTCCCAAGGGGTGGGGAACAAGTGGTTCACTATTGACCCGTCAAGATCAGAAACCATATTAACAACCTTATCCCAATGAGGCTCTACCCCTCCAATAAAAGACTTATACCAGTAAGGGTTACGTTCTCCCTTTACAACTCCACCCAATCTAAAAGCTGGTAAAAATCCCGTTTCTACCTCAAATAATAGCTTTACCTCTTCGCCTTTTACGTGTAATTTTTTAATACTTTCTTTAGTGATTATCCAAAGCTCACCAGATGAGGGTTCTATGTGTTTATAATAAGCTCTTTCCTCTGGAACCCATAAAATATAATACTCACCATCCACAAAGTCTATTAAGTCCTTTGCGGGGAATATCAAAGGGATAGGCTCAAAGTATTCCGTATCATCTAACTCTAACGCTTGCGGAAACACCAAACACAACGAGTTAGGGTCGCTCAACTCCTTTGTTAAAAGGGTTTCTCGAATGAATATCCAAATATTATTATAAACACCAAAATTTTTAGTTAAATAGTATTCTAAAGATTCTTTATCTGGGATAAGACCGGATGGCGATTCGGGTATTTTAAGATTGAAGAGCTTGGGATCAAAAATCTTTGCTATAGTATGCAGAACCTTTCCAGCTAATGACTCTGTGACGTTTCGCCAAATCTTTAAACGGTACTCCCTGACCGCTACCTCTTCGTTAGGCCGATACTCTTCTAGTAGCCGTAAAGGTGTTTTACCTTCGACGTGTACACCCATCCTTTCTGCATGGTTGACAGTTTGGAAATAGTATCTATGTCTATGGTCCTTATTTTTTAGCTTTTGTATGAGTTTCTTTATGTCCTTTTCGGTATCAAACATTTTTGTTAGAGCTAAATGTGTTCACTTGCTCTAATCGTATAGAGCCGTCTGCGGCTGGATAGTTTTGTGTCCATTCGACCTCATAAGAAGATTCGCCACTTCTTCTAAACGGTTCGAATTTTGCTAAATCGTCATTATATATTCTTAATAGTTGTATTGTTGCGGAATTCCACGCTTCATGGTCTAATTCTCTGTAATTCTCCGTTACAAACTCATAAGTAGTGCCTTGCACACTCCTAACAGGATTAAACGAACCACTAATCAACTGATAACCTATTCGATTAACAGGGTAGTTAGGTGCCCTCTTTTTAATATCTATTCTCATCTCATTTGTAAATGAAATAGTTTCATAATTAAAGTTAAGTATATTTATCGCATTCCTGTATTGTATTCTTGATGAATAGGGCGCAATAGTATCGGACACCTTAAACACATTTGATATATAAAGAACACTGTTGTCTGTGGTGTCTATTATAACCATCCTATAACATCCGTTCTCTATTGTGCTAGGTACGGTGTAGTTATCCAGGTAAAACCTATAACTATACCCGCTTATTATGTCATCTTGAAGCGTACCAACTCCGTAGTATTGAGTTATAAACGTATCAGCATCCACAAAGTCCAATCGCCAGCTATTGAAATTCCCGTTTGTTTCTAAAGTATCCAAATTAGCATAGAAGCTAAAAGTCTCCCCTTCAAATAATGTTACAACGTAATTATCTGGTATCCCTTCAAATTGATTTTCGTTACCGTATGGTGTTGGCGGAGCCAATATAGATGCACCTGTAGAGGTGGATATTTCATATAGATCATAATTAGTGGGCGGGAAGCCTCGCAACGCCCAATATTTATTATCCGAAGTCATTGTAATTGAATTAAACGTACTTGCTATAGTGTTTAAGTCAAAGCTGAAACCAGAATAGGAGGCGGTTGATAAATCAAATGTTGATGACATGTTATACTGGAAAACATCGTCATTAGTATCTAAAACGTAAAATCTGTTACCACTAGGAGAAACCGCCAAATCTCTAGGGCTTGATGTTTGAGTGGTTACTGAGAAAGTATGACTTAATGAGGCGGTTGATAAATCATAGCCTGTAGTTAGTGTGTATTGGAGAACATCATTTCCAGAGCCACTATCCTGCAATACATACATTCTAGTCCCGTCATTATTAAACTCTACAGCGTATATATCCGCTGTGATACTTAGGCTATCTACAAATGTTCCTGTGCTAATATCGTAATTGGTTGACATGGACCACTCTTGGACTTCATCGGTGCCAAAATCAATAGTAAAGAACTTTGAGCCGTCATTACTAATAGCAATACTGAACGGGCTATTATTATCTGCTGTGGTTACTAAGGTATTAGTTTGAGAAAGAGTTGACATATCAAAGGCGGTAGTAGCGGTAAACTCATATATGGTGTCATTACCATTTCCGACAGCATAAAACTTCAATCCACCATTAGCCCAGGATATACCAAAATCAACACCTGTAACTAAAAATTGAAACGGTCCTACCTGGGTGGAATTGTCCACATCATTATTAGGGTCCGTCTCATAAGGAAGAGGTAATTTTTTAGTAGGTAGGTCACTTTCTACATAAGTACCCCCTATCTTATACCATCTTATAAAGTTGTTTCTATTTGCTAACGTACTAAACGCCATAACTACTCCGTTTAATTAATTGAAATTCTCCTATTTCATCTACAGGGTTAAATTTCAACTCTAATACCCATCCTTGTTTTGTGTTTCCATCTGGATCAATAACCGTGATATACCCATAGTTACCTTCGTTTAATCCGTTTTGATGGCCTAAAATGATTTCGTCAGCTTGTGACCTTGTTAACGCACACTTAAAATTAATCAAAATTGGGTCAAACAACGCTAAACCGTCTTCCATATCACCCCTCAAAGGATCGTCGTTATTTACATAGCTTTTATCATTTCCTAGTGTAGTACTTGCTGTTATGGAATATTCTAACTCCTGGTTATTAGGGTAAAATATATTTCTATACTTTGAATTATTGTTTTTACCAAACAAAGACCCGTTGATAATAAACCCGTGATTGATTAGGTTATAAATCGGCCTGATTAGGAAGTTAAAGTAGCTATCCCTTACCTCGCTAGGTTGATTGTAAAGTTCTCCCCCATCGGTAATAGTTACGGAACTTGAACGTGATAACTGCCTGTAATTAGGGTAATCATCTTCTAACTGAACGATAAATAAATCCTCGTCGTATTTAGTCCCTTTTGTTGGTTCTTGTGTAAACTGTTGACGCCTTACCGTTTCCCATAAGTAAGGACTAGCGATATAATCAGACTTAATATCATATTTACTTGTATTTCCTTCGTCGTCTGTTGGTGATGGTTTGCTAGATGGTAGCGAATAATTAGAAGGACCAAACCAATCTAATAAACTAGCTACATCCTCATCATCATCCGGATACTTGGTAAACCCCGTTTGAATCTCATTAAATCCAAGATCAGTAAAAAAAGTTTCGTTATAGCTTTGTTGCTCAATATCGGTAAAAGAGGCCATTTCCACAGGCTGATACCAATATTCAGAAGGTTCTACCCTATATTGATAGTTTTCTTTGTCGTAGTCTTTGAACTGGATGCCGTACCCTAAATTAAATATCCCGTTAAGGCTTGATAATCGGTCTTTTAAGTTACCTACTATTCCCCTGGTTGTCCCTCTGATATTAAATCCGTTTGTTTCAAAGAATAGACCCCCTGCACCATCTACATCATACCCTAAATCAGTACGGCCAAGAAAATCAGAATACAATAAGTCTTGTTCGCCTGTTATGTATTCTAAGTTTTTATCTATTGTTTCGTGTATTAGTTGGCCATTTAATACCGTACCTGGAAACTCACTTATTGTCTTTGCTTCCCATGTGAAGTAGTTTTCAAAATCATCTGTAGTAAATGCGAGGCTTCCGGTTGTTTCACTTGTTGCTGATGATCTCCAGGCTAAATATACTCTTTTGGTCTGCTTCTCTATTGTTACTGTTTTGGTAATATTAAAGGTCGCAATAGGATCGCCATTTATTCTATTATTGGAATGTAAATCAACCTCTTCTAAAATCTCATCACCATCAGCAGTTACGATATAAATTAAAAAAGCTGTTCTTAATGATGTAGCACCTAAAGTACCGCCTCCCCCCGATCCAATAACACTAAACCTTATATCCATATCCAAATCAACAGTATAAGAATCTATCCCTAACTCAGACTGAAATTCATAATAAGTGCCTGTATTCCATCCATCTATTGAAATAGTCCCATCATTAAAGGTTTCAAAAGGAACTTCTTCTTCGCTGAATGAATTTGGATTTGTGGCCCTATCTCCATTTAGATAGAATATCTCATCTCTATTTGTCTTGTTCTGTCCTGATTGCGTAATATCAAATTGTAATCCAGCATTATAGATGACCTGAAAAATAGGGGCGAAATTGGCGTTCATTTGCGATTGCCTGTAAATCAGTAGCGGATTATAATTGAAATCACTTAAATCTGGCGCAATAACGCCCCCTTCGAGATTGGTGGTCTTCGATGTATCGTAATCCTGATCAAACCTAGATTTAATCTTAGTTTGAAGGTCTATGTTTTCAAAATCTATCTGTACGTATTCCTGATTTAGTTCATAAGTTAAAAAGTTGGCTTGCCCTGTGAATATGTTTACCCAATCCGAATACTCATCCGGCCTACGATCTGCAACAAGGGTTACAACAGCATCTTTTCCATCTTCTTCAAAAGCATCTCTTAGCGTTTCTCTAGCATTACCCGTAAATCCTAACTTTAAATCACCGTCTGTAAACTGATAAAATGATCCATGAGTTTTGAATGCTCTCTTAATTACGCTTTTAACACTTCCAAAGTTTTGAGGTTCAGGGTCAACTAACGTTATAACAGCGTCCCTAATAAGTCTAAATCTATATTCTACCATTTAAAGCGATTTCCTTTAACTATCGTTGAACTTACGCCCCTCGCTATTTTAGCTGTAAATCCATCCTCATCAAAGGTTATAGTATCCCTTGGTATTTCTATTGTCTTGCTTGCGTCTATGACTGTCGGCCCTTCATTAACCATTCCATTCAATAAAGCAGGGTCTATATCTCCTTTTCTAATGGCTTTAAGAGTAGGTAAGAAGTCTCGAGTTTCTTGTGCGGTCATTACAGACTCACCACGGCTTAGATAAGCTGGTATTGAATCACTTGTTGCCGTCCCTGGTCCTTCGAGGTCAATAACACCGTCTTTGAACTTAGGAGGTTGTACGTTTGGTCTTTGTTGTGATGCAATACTAGCAACCTCTGCAAATCCTTTAGCCGCTACTAATCCAGCTAAAACAAAACTAGTAGGAGCCGGTACAGATGCAAGGGCTTTAGTAATGGCCTCTCTTGTGTTTAAGATTGAGTTGAATATTGCGAGTCCTTTTGCTATGTCACTATTGGCAGCTAAAAACCCTGTCGTGATTGCAAGTATTTCGTTTGCCGCTTCTCTTTCTGATTCTATTCTTCTTAACCTCGCAGCATCTTGTAGTTTTTCACTCTCTATTCTTCTAGCCTCTTCTTCGATAAAAAGCTGTCTCCTTTGGTCTGCTATGGCTAAATCTGCCTCTAATTGTTTTTCCGTTTCCTCGTCTATTCCATCAAACTCACTTTCTCTAGCTTCTACCCTAAATTCTGCTACTTGGACTTCTTGCTGAAATCTTTGTTGTTGTATCGTATTTAGTTTGTTGTTAAGTTCAATCTGACGAGTTAGGGACGTTTGCTCTATTCCAGCTAATTCTATTCTAGCCTCTGCAAGCTCTTTAACGTCTTCTAATGTGTTTTCCCCTAATTCCTGTTGCCTTGTTAGCGTTTCAACTCTTTCGCGAGCTAACTCTGTTTCTTTGGTTAGTAATTCCGTTTCAAGTCTTAAAGCCTCCCTTGCAGCCTCTTCTCTTACATCAAAAGATTGACTTAAATCTTCTGCTAGTAATTTCTGCCTTTCTATCTCTGCATTGGCCTCTGCCCGTGCTACATTTAATTCTATTTGCGCTTTCTCATTTTCAATAAACTGCTTTTCTAGCTCTCCCGCTACCTCTTGGACTATGTTTAACTCTGTAGCTAATTGCCTAAATGCAGGTAGTGATCCAAGCACATTAACGACCCATCCCGTAAAGTTTTGATTAGTGTTAGCTAATTCTTCTCCAACGCCTGATACACGATCTCTAAACGTAGCTAATACTGCGCTAGTTCTCGCGCTTTCTACTCTTAAACGTTCTTGTCCTCTTTGGGTGGATGATAGGAATGTAGCGACCGAAGCGAGAGCAGATGCAACAGCAAGTAAGGGAATAGCTTTCAATGCCTTGGTAAGAGTACCAGCATTCTTAGTCATATTGCCTAGGCCCTTTGCAGCATCTCCTAAACCAACACCAAAAATATTAACCTGATTAGCAGCGTCCTTTGCTTTATCTGAAAAGTCCTCTATTTGCTTAGAGGTATCATCGGATTCATCGCCTAATTCCTTGGTAGACTTAGTGGCTTTATCGTTAGCATCGTTAAGATCATCAACGGCCTTTTCAGCGGCTTTTACATCATTAACGCCCTCAACATCATAAACTATTTTAAATACTGCCAAGTCATTTCGTTTTCCTTTTCGCTGTTTCAGCCTTTAGTATATCTAACACATCGTGAAAGTCTGTTATACTAAGATTAAGAAAGTAATTTACTTTATCGAACTCAAAGTTACCTAATTCTAAGAAATATTTAGTTAGTCTTTGGTGTTCTTGTACGTAGTCCATACCGAGATTCCTATCTCGTTTAGCTCTTTCGTAGCCACTTGTCGGAGCTTTCTTCTGTTTAAAATTTCCTCCATGTCTATTTTGGATGTACCTATTAAGTTCAAGTATTTCTTTATAGGTTCGCTCAAAAAAAAAGCGGTTACCCCGTATTTCTCAAATAAACCTATCTTAAACTCGTTGATATCATTGTCATAATCTAAAGGGTCTTCACCGTCCATTAACAAGCAACAAGATATAACCCTCATAGTTAAGTCAATGTCCATTTCTATCCTGGTACACGTTAACATGTAATTGGTTAGCATGTTAGCCTTTACAATATCAATCTCTCCCCCGTTCTTTTTAGGGTCTATGTAATTGGTTAGCTCGTTAAGGTATTCTTCTAGTTCGTCACGTGTTAGCCCTCTCCTAGCGTTCTCAATGAATTGATTCATGATCATATACCGCTTAGCAGGCATATCATGAATATTAGAAAGCTCGTAAAATTGATAGTCGTGTCCTTCGTGTTCTATTGAGAATACAGGCTTAGAAAGTCTCTTAATATCCTTTCTTATTTTTTCTGCTTGGTCTTTAGGTCTTTTGAATAGCCAACTCATAATTTATTTTTTATAACCTAATCCGTTATAAACTTAGCTATTACATAGACGGCAAATAAATCAATAAGCTTTGCGTCTTGCAGGGTCTTTTCTAGTAAAACAGATTCACTACCATCTATCCAGTTAACGATAAAGTAAATCAATACTAAAACCATAAGTAAAACAAATAGCATTCCCTTTGCCTTAACTTCAAATTCTTTTTTCCATTTCATAGTAAATCAATTAAAAACCTTACAATTCTTTCCCAAGGAGTATAAACAGCCCATATAATCCAGTATAATAAAGGAACGCCTAATAATGCAATTATGAAGAACCCTAAAACACTAAGCTTCTTTTGTGTTTGTGGTTTGAGTTTGGATAAGTCTCTAAAGGTTTGTTTCATGTTCGCAGCCTTTTTCAAAGTTTGGTGTTTTCTGGTATGATTCTGCTAAATCTTGCATTAATGAAAGCATGACATCTAATTTGTTATTATTAGGCAATTCCTTGTCTAGCTCTTTTTTAAAGTCTAAATGAAGATTATGCATGTAGGATTTTTCACCGTTATCGCCAAAGGCTTTATTTATGGTATGTTGCATTTCAAATGCAGCACAACTAATTTCAAACACTTTTCTTAGCGTTTCTAAATTGCCATCTTTAATCATATCTCTTTAATTATAACACTCGCCCCCGCTAAGCATATCACCCAAAGAGGATAAAAATACCAAGGATAAGGCGTTAACCAAAAACACCACCCCCATACGCTAGACATACAGGGACGGCACATATATAAAGGCTTTTCAAGCCAACTTAATTTATTCATGTTCAAAAAGTAACCAATCCTCCCCGTGATGGGGGCCAACACTTCGAACGATGCGAAATGAAGACCCCACACGAAGAGAACGTTACTCAAAAACAAAACTACTATGTTATCTTGCATCAGCGTTAAACCTATGACATTGTACTTTTATTCTAACTAAATCATCAGCATCCCAGTATTCGAATGAATTAGCTTGCTCAACATGGTAAGCGGTCTTATAATCCATATCGCAATAAATGTTCGATCCTAACGCCTCGCCATCGTTTAACGGCTCCTCGTTAACATAAACATACCTTTTACATTGAAAGCATTCGGGATTATCTTCCTGGCATCCACCAGCTAAAGACATGATGAGTAGTAAAAGCGCAAGCAGCGCAATCTTTTTCTTAATTGTTTCCATTTTCTCTTCGTGTTTAAATTTAACAATAATATAGTTTACGTGATAATCTCTAGTATGGTTTTTACTAAAATAGAAAATGATATTATCATTAAAATACCAAATAGCTCAAATACTAAAGGATTATCTAAAAGGTATTTTCCAAATTTTTTAATTTTCATAGTCCATTATTTCAGTATATGCAATGTCGGGAACTCGCAGTCTAAAGCGTAGCGAAAGCAATCTAAAAAATCGTTCTGATTCTTGTTTCGATCTTTGACTAATTCTCCCCGTTCGTCTACGATCGCATACTTACAATCTCTTATCAAATTTACGCAATCTTTGTTAACTGTTATTTCTCTGTTGTGTAATGCAGAGTTGCAAAGTATCCTTGAGCTAATTAAATCCATATTCTTAGCTCTTAATCTTATCTGGAAGTCTGCTAGTTTTAATTCGTTCTTAATCACATGCCAATAACTAGTTTTACCTCTTACAGCCCCTGTTCTGTTATATCCTGACTTATCTCCAGTAACCTGTAACGATCGGCCAGTGTACATAGCTTTAATAGCGTCACACACCTGGTAAATATCTGAGTTGTTAAGCCTGATCTCCTTTAAGACGTTCATTGTTGTTTTGTCGGGTGTTTGATAGGCAATAACCGCAAAAGGCTCTAAGTTAAAATCAAATGATAGTTTAATGGGTAGGCTTTTGATATCCTCGCATTCTTCGACGTGGTGATCTTCTTCGAAAGAGTATAAAAAATAGTGTGCTTCTGGATCAACATACTCAGCTAGATATTCTTGCTCAAATGTTCGAGGGTCCAAATCCTTTTTAGCCTCATCGACCTCACCCTCTGGAATATAGGGATTATCATAAGATGTGAAATGAAAGAAGGCCCAGTTATCACGCTCTTTGTGGATTTCTTCTAGTTCACTAAAATAAGTGTTCGGCCTTGGACGGCTCATTATCCATGCATCACCTCCCCAATCTGTTAAGGTTGGTCTAATCGTGTTTTCCCATGCGTGTTTACCTTTATTAAGGTTGACCTTTGCGAACTCATCTATAATAGCCCTATCATATTTAAACCCTTGGCCTGATTCGGGGTTTTCCATTGCCCACATATCAATCTTACATTCTTCGCGCCCCTGGATGATGTTAGTATTAAACCATATCATGTGATTAGTTTCATCCTTTTTCTTAATCAGTTTACCGAATCGGTTTTTTATCGTCTCCCAGACGTCACGCCCGTCTTTGTAAGTTGGATACCATATTCCTACTGATTTACCCTCTAAGATGATTGATGATAGCTCTGATATTAGTTTCGTCTTTCCGAACCTTCTCCCACATCTTAGATGATTGAAGCGTTTAGCATTGTCTAATATGTGCTCTTGCTTTTCGTGGGGGGTTGGTAGTTTTATGTCTATTTGAGCCAAATCTTTTCTTTTAAGTGATCACACTGAGATATAACACAATAGGAATCATGACTTTTATCCATATTTTCTTTTTTGGTAATCATTTGTAGATTACTAATATGAGCGATTGATTTAGGTTCAATCTTATTTTTAAATCCATACATACATGACACAATATGATCTAAGTGGTACTTATTAAATCCTCTTTTATCAAAATCTTTTAGAATATGGATTGGTTGAAGTCTAGTTAATTCATCAACCTTTTTTCTGTATGATTTATAAGTGGCTGGTGGTTTTTGAAAAGTAAGGTATTGCATATTAGACACCTTACAATTTTTGTTATCTCCATCTTTAAAATAAAGATTAGCTTTTGCTGATGGCTTCCCTATCCATAAATCAGCAATAAGATTGGCTTTTCTGTAATTTTTACCATTTATCTTAATAGAAGGAAAGGATTTTATAATTGTATGGTTAGAGTTTAATACTAAGCCATTTTCACCTATCCAATAACCTTTAAAATGGATGTATTTATCTCCATCTATTAGATTTGTGTGCATATTCGTGCTTTTAATCACACAAATATAATCATTCCCTTATCACTTTAATGGTTAATTGGCCTTCCTCTTCTAGTTCTATCTTATCTTTCCATCCAAAGTTTTTAAGCGCAAAGATTGCACCAGCTGGATTAGGTGAGCTATGCACCATTTCTTCATAGATAGATTCTATTCTTGTTCGTGCATTTTTTATAGTGTAACTAAACCCTTCCTTTTTTTCATAAGCATAAAAGCTTTGTCTATCAGCAAAGCCACAATAAAGCACTAACCCTGTAATCGTTGGAATAGGCATTTCGACCACTTTTTTAGTAGCTCCTCTACCTACAATCACTTTCCTTTTGTTTACTCCTTCTTTGAAGTATTCATCTATTTTATCTTGTAGCTCTTGGGCTGTTTTATATTTTGGGGGTCTTCCTCCTGCCATAACTACAAATATAGTTAATCCTTATTAGGTATCATTTCGTTTTTACCTTCAAGTACTTTATTGAGCATGCAATTTATATCCGCCTTACAATAAGCCTTGACTTTTTTAATACCTTGTTCTAGTTGGTTTATTCTTTGTTTATCTGTGATTCTATTCATAAAACTCTCTTAACTGTGCTTTAGTAACCTTAAATATATTGTTAGCTGTATATAATTTTAAATACTCTTCTTCCTTTACTGAGTTGTTTAAAAGTACTTGGTCAATTTCAGAAATAGTTATTTCAATCACTCTATAAACCCTTTAGCTTGTTCTGCATCTTCCCAACTGATTTTACCTGTCATAGCTAGATAAAGTAAAACTATTGTTACTATACCTCCTATAATGCTTTTAGGGTCTTTCCAGTTTATTGAACCTGCTTCGCTTACTATTTCTCCTTTTCCATCTCCTTTAGCTTCATCTAGGATGTTTGCTGCAATTGGGCCTACTCCTGGTATGACGCTTACTGCGGTTTTGAAAAATTTACCTGTAAGTATTTTACCTACTTTAGTTTCTTTAAATTTCTTTTTGCTCATTTTCTATTTCTTTTATTACTTCTCTCCAATAATTAGTTATTTCTTGCTTTTGTCTTTCTGTTAGCTCGTTTCCTTCTAAATCGTAATATTTATTGCATGTGCTCATATTCTTTAATTTCTAGTTCTGAACCAGTGAGAGAGTAGTGAAGGTTTTGTAGTTGGTGTAAATAGGTTATTTGTTTTTCTTCTATCACTATTTCTTCTCCTTGAAAGTAAATGAGTGTATTTTTATCTATCTTTCCCTTTTTCCATTCCCAATCCTCTAAAACAACTTGAAATTGATTTATATCGTAAATAGCCTGTCTGGTTTCAGGGTATTCGGGTTGATAATCCTGTCCGTTACCTTTCCATTTTTTCTCTGACTTATCAAACCCCATTCTCTCTAACCAGTGTTCGTCTAATTGAATGGGTTTAACTAATTGCTCAATATTGTTTCCCCATTCTGCATAGTCTTCAATAGACCATTGAACATTTACACCTTTGTAATCAATCCAGTTTCCTATACGTAGCTCTTCTGCTTTCATGGCTTATAAATTTCTACATGTGGTAAGTCTAAAAACTTCTGATCGTACTTAAAAACACCGTCACCGTCCCAGTCTCCACCGCTTCTTAGTTTGTGGGTAATCTTTCCTTCATCGTACATTTTAGAAGCAATTGATATCAATCCTCCAACTACTACCCCTAAATGAAACTCATCCCATGCTAGGCTTTCTCCTTTGTGCTTTTCTGAAACATGAAAATCAGCAGCTCTTGAAAATCTATAATAAGCGTGATCATCTATTACGATATGATTAGCTCTTTTAGCTAGTTCGATTTCATTTGGATAACTGGACGGGTTTATCTTGCTCTTTCCGTTATCAAAATACTCTTGTTGCTTCTCAATTGTCCTTGCTCCTTCATGGATTCCGTAATCTATCGGGGTTACCTGAATATGTGCTTCTAGTATCCTTCTTAAATCAGGATGACAAGTAGCTATGTTTTTTTCTGATCTTGAACCGAATCTATACATAGTATAAAGTTAAGCAAATTATAAGTAATAACACTCCAGATATAAAACCGGAGGCTATTGTTACTAATGTGTTTGTTTTAATCTTATCTTTTACTTCTCCGTAAAGAATATTTTCTTTAATAAACTCCTCCGCTGTTAAGTGTTTGGTTTGATTCATGACTTTAGTATTTCTTCGATTTCTTGATCAGTAAATTGATCTGTCCTTTTATATCCCTTCATAACTCCATACTCTAGGATGCTTTTAACTTGTTGCTTGGTAAGTC